CTGGCATGAAATACTTGAATGTTGTGTCGTTTGGTTCAAAGAAACGATTTACCAACTGGTTTTCGGAACCGATCTGCACGATCTCCTCGACGGGACCCCAGGCAAATGCGCCTGCGATTGCACCGATAGAAGTCGAAACGGCCGGGACCACATTGGTAAGATCGATCTCTTTGACTTCTACGCCTGGAGAGACCTGAAAAGCCATGTGCTTATTCCTCTTTATTCATTGAAACTTATATGCGATTTCATAATACGGTTGTCTTCATTGATAGTATTTATAAATAACGTAATTCTCAGAAAAATGTACCGAAGTAGGGGTTATCGCCATGAGTCCAGACGTCACCGTCAATGATCTCTGTATTCTGATCTAAGCCGTTATCGATTTCTCCGAACGGTAACATATCGTCTTCGATTAACTTCATCTGCTCTTCATACAACATTTTCTTAATATCAACGTCGGTCTGCTCAGAGAACATATTCGTCGTCGAGAACCAACCAAAGAGAACCAGATTCATAACTAAGTCGTCGTGATTACCCTGTGAAGCGCCGTACGATGAGCCGTGAGCAACAAATGTAGATAACTCAACGATCGTATCGGCATCACGAACGATAAGCTGATCCTGCTCGATCAGATCCTTCATCGTTGATGTACCGATTCTTTTGACCTTACGGTCCATGAAAACACCGATCGAGTTAGCTTTAATAGCGGACTCGACGAATACGTTCTCGTACTCGATCTCGTAGTAAAGACCGTTGCATACGACCGTACCCTGGTCGTTATTCTCAATAAGAACGTACGCTTCGTTATACGTCTTTGCGTACTTGTAGATAACATCAGGAAACAACAACGGCGAGATCATGTTGTCTTGAAACACTGCGACTTGTCGAAACGGCTTGGCCGATATGTCGATGACCGTAAAAGTAGAGTAGTCCTTACCACGACCCTTACCTACGTCAACGAACATCATGTATTCTGAATCGGGATTCGGCCGCTCGTAGACTCGTACATTGTCTTGTTGGTATATCGGTGACTCTGCTTTTAACTGCAGCAGCTTATCGCCAGAGACCAAGGTATTACCAGTGCCGTGGAACGTATTACCATACTCTTGGTTGAACTGTAGTTCTGACGTGTTCGCAATGGTTTCTTTTTTCCATTTCTCGTCTCGACCAGGCACGTCCCACCAGTCGATGCGAAACGGTTTAAAGTTATTAATGTCTTGGACCGCGCCTTCCCACAGTTTATGAAACTGATTGCCAAGGCCGTTCGCGGTCGACGTAATGATAATCTTAGTGTCCTTACCCGACGAGATAACCGGATAAGTCGATGTATAGAACTCAGCATCGTTCTGAACGAATGCGAACTCATCGAGAAAAATAAGGTTGGCCGAGAAACCACGAATGGACGAAGACGTCGTGGATGATGATATAATTCGCGAGTTATTTGAGAACTCGATGGACGTTTTGTTTAGAGCCTTACAGCCGGGTTGCAGAAAGAATGGCAGATTCTCTAGAGCAAGAGTTACGCGCCCAAGCATTTCTTTTGCAGTCGCACCCTTGTTCGCAAGAATTGCGATTGTTTTCTCTGGATTAAAGATCGCATACCAGAGTAGATACACAACCGATGAGATTGACTTACCCGACTGCCGACACGCAAGAACGATCGAGAATCGATTCTCATTAAAGTGATTAAACATCTTTTCTTGGTATGGATATAGGTCAAAAGGAACAAGACCGTTATCAAGAGAGATGACCTTGATGTAGTTTCTTGCGAAGTAGACCGGATCTTTTAAGCACTTAGCGTACTCGTTGATCTCTTCACGAGTCCACTCTTGTTCAACACCGTCACGCTTGACGTTTGCATTACCGAGATAAGACGTGTTGGATTGATTCTGGAGCCTTTGCTCAGACATATCAGTCCTCTTCGCTATCTTCGTCGCTGTCGTCGGTCTGATCTATCGTCGTTGACTTTTCGTTGATACGATTATGTAGCATACGTTGCAGATCGGTGGTCGAACCGACGTATACATTGTTCTGAGTCATAGAGTTGGGTAGCTGCTGAGGATTGTCGGTCAAACGCACCTCCTTCTTTTTCTTCTGCAGCTCCATGAGTCGATCGGCGATCTCTGCGTTCTGCTTAAGCATGGTCGACAAAACCTCGAACGCACGAGGATGTTCGGACTCACGTGCGAGATCAAGCATAAGATCGATAGCCTCGTCACCTTTTTCGGTCAGACTGTAGTATCGAGCTCGAGCGTAATCGTAGTCGTCCTGAATCTCACTCTCGTTCTCATCACTCATAGCGTGTTCCATATTGAATTAATGTCGGTAACAGTAAAGCTTGCACCAGAGGTTTGACCCGTCACTGTTTCACCGACCTCGAATAGACCGTCAGGGACAGAGACGAGTATCGAATCAGATCGTACTTCATTCACAACGGCAGTCGTTCCTGATGTTGTTCCAATTATCGCCTCAGAGACTGTGAATGGACCACTTGTAACACTGTCAAAGAACAACTCGATCTGTTCTGGTGTTCGCGAATCAAACGAAACATTAATCGTAAAATCATCGTCTTCATTTACATCCGCCGGTGTAATAGTAATCACTTGTGATGCGTAAGGAAGACCGGACGCAGTCATATCGTAGTCCGACAGATTCGTTTGTGTTTGACGAATAATCGATCCCGACTCTGATAATGGACCGTAGTATTTAATACGTGTATCAAATGTGAGTGTGTAGATCAAAGAACGTCGTGATTCGAACTCACCTTCATAATCGTCAGATAAGTCTACACCGGTTAGTACGAACGGCATATCCGACTTGAAGTTATTCTCGACCTCGTTAACGGTGACACTGTACTCTGGTTGAAAGAACGGAAGTATCTGCTCAAGAATCTGTAGCGCATCGTCCGTGTGTTTGGACATAATGCTGAGTTCAAACGACAGATTATACGTCGACGGATAGAACATCGACTTTCTTGATGATGAAGATGTACCCGGCACATTGAGTTTAGTTCCGCGTGTCAGACGTGTTGACTCATCGTAGCTAAGTGATGTGATCTGAAAGGACATACGCGGTAGTTTAATCGCAAGTCTAGGATCACTCAGGTTTGCTTCTTGTCGAATACGAGCAAGAAACTTTTCTCGTGGTCCGTACGAGAGTGGCACCTTAATCTGTTGAAGCGCGTTACCCGACCCATCACGTTTTACGACTGTTATATTATTGAACAGTGTACCAAAGACGGATACTGCACGACGTGTATGTTCGTTATAGAAGTGATTACCAAACATATGATTAGTCGTTTAACCTCGGATCACCGAATGGATTCTCCTGACTAAAGTCAAGAATCTGATCGGCATCTATCTCGTACTGTGTATTGTCCGCGAACTTATCGTTATCTATATACTTATCCGCAATATCACTGAGACTATATTCCTTGAGTACCGACCATCCTGTGTCTATCTCATCATCGATTAAGAAGATGTTACCGAGTGACGGATCAAAGGATCGTAACTCACCGTCCGTAGATGACACACCGACGAGTGAGAGATCGGCCTCGCGTTCTTGACCAGAATCTGCTTCTTGTGTCTCAACAAAGTCGGCAACTTCGCCGAACACCACGATGAGTTCTTGATCCGATGTCTCGTCCTGTATGAACTGAAAGACTTCGGTGCCAGGTTCAAACCCATCTGATCCACCGCTAATCGATAGGACCGTGCGAGACGCATGATCGCGCTCAAACTGATCGACGTTACCAAACCCAGTATCGAGTTGTTCTGATCCTGACTCATAGAGTTCACATCGTAACTCAAAGATCGGCAGATCACTGAGACGATAGAACGGTTTCTCGTGCTCGACAAATTTAATCTCGAAGAGAGAGTTTGCAAGAGGAAGAAAGATTAAATCACCCTCTCTTGGGCGTTCATCCTCAAGTGAATTCACATCAATCTCAACTAACTGTTGAAACCGTCGTCTTGCTACGATAAAGGTCGCTTGATCTCGAATCTCAAGGCCAAACTTAGATAAGAGAGTGCCCTCTCCCTCGAATCCCTGTGTGTCTGCGATATACATCTCAACCGCGTATGCATCTCTAAATCGAGAGTACTCCTCGTTGAGTATTTCATCGGTGCTTACTTCGGTACGAGGTATGTACAGAACATCTTGACCATACGTACGAAGACCCTCAATGATAAGATCCTCATAGAGAAGCTGCTCGGACTGAACCGTTGGAGAAAAGAATACATTTGTAGGCATTACAAACTCGCTTACTAACCGATATGAAAGTCGATCGGAAATTCATACTTCAGTTGCATCTCTTCTTCGATCTGTCGTATCTCTTCGGTAGCCTCATCGAATAACTGTTGACCATTAAGAGTAACACCACCCGGCAGCTCCATACCCTCAAACTTTTTAAGGTTAGTGCCCCAGTTACGTTTTAACAAGGCAGTAAGATAGCGCTTTAAGAAAAGATCGTTATAGACGTTTGTACTCTCATCGGGGTCGATAATACGATAGGCTTCAACGACGAGATACTCGCCGACGTTAAGATATCGTTCAAGTTCGATGTTTAAGTACAAACGATTCTGATGACGTGCAAACTCAACCTGTGGTGTACCATTTATCATAAGATCGACGGTATTAATGTACTTTTGGACATGTACGTAGTTTGCAAGGTTACCCGAGAAACCAAGGTTGTACATATCGTTGAGCGACATCTGATATCGTGCGTCAAACATGTTCACCGACGAGTTCTCGAAGGTAAATGGCAAAACGCGTACGACCGTCAGAATCGAGTCGGGAATCTCGATATACTCGTTGTCGACGTCTTGTTGCGTCAACTCGTGTTTAAAGAAGTCACGATAGATTCCATCGGAGTGATACTCGCGATAGAACTGAATTGCTTCATCGACCCGATCTTCGATCTGATCCTCATCAACGTTAATCTCAAGTACCGGAGCACCGAGGTTACGAAGGCAGTAGTCTATAAGAGACTGTCTTGAGTTTGGTATCATATCGTAGCAGTACCATTGTTATGATCTGTAGTACTACTATTTATACAACTTTATGATTGGAAAGATCTATATAATACGTTCGGCTATTGACTCTCGCATACCCTGCTTAAAAGTCATTGGACTGTATTCCGGATATAACACTTTAAGTTTACTTATATCAGGGCATCGTTTCTGTGTACTGCCCTTACGCCCGTCTGTGTATTCCCATTCCACTAACGATGTGTCGACACCTAAAGACTCAGCTATGATGTTTGCTGCCCTATCGATTCTAGTCTCTTTATCATTTCCTATGTTAATAATTTCACAGGATGAATTTAAAGAACAATAAATCGATGCGTCTATTGCGTCTGAAACATGACAAAAGCTTCGCGTTTCAGATGGTCCTATTACAGAAAAAATACCGTTCTTAATTTTATTTATTTGGTCTCCAACAAAATGACCGGCTTTACTTTGCGTTCCATATACGTTAAAATACCTAAGTATAAGATGGTCTAGTTTACTATTCGTAAGATAGTTCTCCGCCGATATTTTTGCTAATCTATAACTCCATCTTGGATTGGTGATATTATCAATCGATACGTTTACCGATTCTTTTAGTTTATTTGCGTTATTACCAACAACGATTTCGCTACTGGATGCATACACGACCAACGGTTTAAACTTTGAGGATAGCGCAAAGTCAAATACATTAAAGTCAATGGTCGTATTTGTTTTAAGTACGTCATTGGGTCTTTCGTAAAAGTTTGTGGTTCCGTTAATTGCAGCATAGTGATATATTACGCTGTAATCATTATCTAATCTATCAAAAGAATCCTTACATGTAAGATCAAGATTGAAAAATCTTTCACAGTTAAGAACAACATTACCTCTGCTGAGATCATCTACAGCATGTACAATGATTCCCTTTTGAGTAAGCTGTTTACATAGCTCACTTCCTAGTAGTCCGCTAGCCCCGGTTACAAGTACTTTCATTTTTAATTAACTCATTGTCTTTAATAATATGGTCTATAAATGTGTACTCAACGCCTGTGTCCTTTAGCATTTTACTCCATGCAGATATATCCTTTGGCAAACATTCACCGCCATATTCTCTAAGATTCTCATTACAGTTAAGATAAGATGTGTTAACGCAGTCACGCTGACTCATTGTATCATAAACATTTTCATACGAACAGTTAAATTGTTTGCATACATCATACATCATATTGGCGAATACTACATGAACGGCGTGATGTACATTATTAAAATATTTAACGATCTCTGCCTCGGTTGGCACTACCATTTTAACATTATCACATAATTTATAATGAAGTTGTTTTACAGTATCGTAGGTATCTTTATCATACGTTCCGATTACAAGAACGTCTTGATTATATAAAAAATCCGAAAGAGCAGTTTTGGCTTTAAGAAACTCCGGTGAAAAACATATCCTTAGATTATGATACTTTTGAATGAGTCTATCAGTAGTTCCAGGAATAACAGTACTTTTGATTACTATGATTCCTAAGTAATTATTTTTATTCAGATCATCGATAACACTCTCAACAATACTCGTATCACAAGATCCATCAACCTGATTCATCTGAGTCGGAACGCAGACAAAAACAATTTCAGTGTCCAATACATCGTCGATTCTACTGTTCTGATAAATAGTATCAAAATAAGATAGACAATGACCCAGTGTCTGAAAAGATTCGTGAACAGCACTTCCAACCGTACCTAGCCCAATGACTCCTATCTTCATTCTGCAAAGTACTCCTTATCGTTATTGCGTCCGACATAAGGTCCGTTTTTAATCTCGTACACAATTGTGTTATCATCTAGAGATTTATACGAATGTCCTCCTCCAAGAGTAATCGTACACTCACCTGGGTTTAATACGGCGCGTTTAATGAGTTTATCATCCGTGTCAAAGTATGATGCTTCGACATGTCCCTGCATCACTATCCAAGTTTCTTGTGTAATAACTGATTCATACAGAACGTCTCTTTGAAAATGACGATGCGGACGAAAGTGTTGATCCTTTTCTTGAATCATGTATGCCACTTGAATAAATTGTGATGGGTCGACAATATCAGTACGAGGTTCTACACTCGGCCGGTAAATTATATGAAGAACATTACCGTAGTCATCAACAATATTTTCTGTCATTATTTATGTTTCCTTTCAAGATCAAGAGTTACGCAGTGGAAACACCCAGACAAAGTCCTGGCCTGTCGCATTGGTAACATGGCACATTCTATATTATGCTTTTCTAATTCTTTTCTTAGTGAGTGTTGTCTTTCTTCAAGAGCTACAAGATGAGGATTAACAGAAAAAAGATTCATGCTGATCCACTTACTTGCATTATTGTATCCTGGATAGTGGCCAATGTTGACTGGCTCAGGACACCATATCGCATCCCATGACTGAAGTGGTTTTGGTAGTTGATCCTTTGACTTTATACGATCGGGATTGAGCAACATCAAACCCTCTCGCAGTAGAGCAATAGTACTGTCAAGATGCATGTAACTATACACACCCTCGATAGTCCACACTCTTTTCTCTGGTCCAACGATTTCTTGTAACCAATCGGCACCAGCCCTATTGCCTGAGTTACTTACAAGATAGAACAGATCATCATTTGATCGAAGAATGTTGGCCGCGTCGAAACAAGGCTCGATCTCATTAAGAGCAAGAGTATCGGGATCTCCAACACAATTCTCATTGTATAAGTCATCGGATAAAGCAAGATTTGTCTTAATATATTTTGCGGGCAGATTCTTAAAGTGGTGCTCGATAAACTTTTCTTCACCTCTTCGTACACGTAGAGGTTGGGGCGTAGAGACTATTACATTATCGTAGACCAAAATACCATCACGAGGGCAGTAATTGTAGTATTCTGGTTTAGCATTCTCTGTTGGTCGAAGTACATCAACACCTTCTTTCTTTAGAAAATTGCAGAATATATCAAGATCCTCGTTTGCCTCATCAATAACAATATCGGGATAATCGCCCGTCATGATATCATCAGTATTTTTTACATCTGCATAGTTTACGGTACGAAGACTTTTATCCAATGAAGGTATTTGCGCACTGGTTGCATCACCTACGATGACTGATTTTAGAGTATCCCATTCATTTTTTGATACGCTCATTGCTGAAAGACCTTTAGTCTAGAAAGATCGGGGTAATCTTGGTCTGTCCAGACTCGAGGTTCAATATCTTTTACTTCATTAAATTTTTGAATTCCATAGTCTGCTGACTCTGGTGTCATATAATAGTGATATCCAATACTATCAATGTCCTGTTCTGCCCATGGCATATCATCACTCCTTCCATCATAACTCATTGCTTTTAATAATTTATACTCACTATAATCGTCGGTAAGAATCATTCCTCCTCGACCAATGCCAAGATGTTTCTTGAACTGAAAACTCAAACACATCAGAGTACCTGAGATATAAGAATCTTTTTGCCAGAGGACTGCGGCATCAACTATCCTTGTATTACCCAAGTAATAATACGATTTCCACTTATCGTTCGTCCAACTCCATTCTAAATTTAACTTTATGAATGTCATTGGTATTGAAAGATACGTATGACGAGGGCAAGAAACATGTGAGGGATCATCATGTCTAAGAGATAGCTCAAGTGCATGAGTACATGAGTCAGTTGCAACACCATATAAAGCGCCGAAATGTTTTGAAATTAAATTTTCAAATATGTTAACTGTATGAAAAGGCATTTTTATTATCAACAATCATCATTTCATTATCATATGGTTTACCATATGTAAAAAAATCTTCTAAAGAAAATTCGTCTCTCTTAGTCTTCCACCATTTTTTTATAGAGGTACTGCGTCTATCAAAAATTTGTTCATCAATTAAAGGAATTCTGTATGTTACACCAGTTGCGCCAAAACATATATCGGGTGAACACGTTTTATATAAAAGTTTACAGGGTTTTGAAGAATGAATTCCTGAAACGCTCTTTACGATGAGTTGACCGTCATCATTTAATAAAATATTCAAGAGTTTATTTACGTAGTGTCTATTCAACAACATTGCACCAAAACCGGTTTGATCTTGTCTGCGAGGGTGAAGAAAAAAAGGCATGGGATAACTATATGTATACGAAAACTGAATTGCATCCCAATCATAAGGAATACTATTCATCAGATATCCCCATGTAAAATGCCAGTCTTCTATCAATGAAAGATCGTAATCATCTTCCATGACAATTAAGTTCTCATCATCCGTATTCTTAATCCACCAATCAAATAAGTCAAGATGCGCAAAAGTATTTGCGACATGAGCATATAGATTTGAATTATATTGTTTCTTTACCGCGTTTGAAATTATTTCAAACGTATATAAATCATCAATACGAGATTTCCAAGAGTCAAATTGATCGACCAAATAATTGTTTTGACTCACACGAGTGTAGACAATTCCATATCTGTTAAACTGTTCTTCCATATGTTCACGACGATCAACATCATGATCTAGATTAAAGTAGTAGACATGAGGCATATCTTTTACTTTATCTTGAATACTAGGAATATTATGATTGTATTTTTTCATTCTCACTTGCCGTAAACTTAAAGACAATATTCATAATGATTCGTACATCGTTATTTACCGGACTCGACGACGCGTGGAATCGACGGGCATCGAACACTACCAGAGTACCTTTCGACGGCGATATACGAGTCCGCGTCGTGATCTCGTTTGACTCCTTGGGCCCGAACTCATTAAACAGATACGTGTCACCGTCCGAATCGTTCACATAGTAGATCGATGAGTAACAGTCCTCTCCTTCGTCAATATCTGTATGTGGAAGGTGATACTCGTTACTCGATGATCGCGTAAGTAGATTAAACTTGATCTTGATGATCTGTAGTACTACTATTTATACAATCTTATGTATCAGTCATACAAGAGACTTGATTTTGGTTTACTCGTGATATTCTTTCGCCAGAACTCATAGTTAGCATACTTCTCGGTGATCTGATGCGGAAGAATGGTCTCTCTTTCACAGTACTCAACACGGCCAGAGACGGTGTGTAGGTCCGGAACAGAGATACCAAGGTCGAACGGTTCGTTTGAGTACTCGACGTTTTCGTAGTCATGATTCTCGTAGTAGTCTTTATCAATAAAATCGTACACGCGCCGCATCGTTCCCTCTGGATCTTGAGTCAGATCGTTATACTCGACCAAGAGAATCATATCCGCATTCGCGAGTAATCCTTCCTGTAACCAGTACCATGGTTTGATCACCGTACCACTTTTATTGATATCCATCAGTGAGTGTGAACGTGTATGAACGCACGGTGAGGTCTCGTCGTGCGCAAGAGTATTCATGTGATACGGATTCTTGTTTGAGATCTTTTCGAACGAATCAAGAATCCAGTTGATGTCACGAACGCAACAGATGATCTTAGTGTACGGATACATTGTCTTGAGTAGATTCGTCTGTGATGTCCATCCACGACACGAGTCAAACACCACCGGTCGATCAATTTCTGAGTAGTAACCGTCGACGATTCCTTTGAGTACCGCCTCGCGTCTTTCGTTAGAGATATTCGCAGACGTCTCTGTTGATGTCATGTGGCCGATAGAGTTCGTGAGCATACCCTCGAGAGGTGAGGAGATGTCTGCATAGAAATCTGGATTCTGTCGCAGAATCGCAGACAGGAGTGTCGACCCAGACCGTGGTAGACCGGAGATAAAGTAGTATTCTTTATTACTGTTCATTGTTCATTACTTTGAAGACAACATTCATAATAATTCGCACATCATTACTTATCGGACTCGATGATGCGTGGAACCTATTAGCATTAAACGCGACAAGTTTGTTTTTCTTAGGCGAAACTCTTGAACGAATCGTAACTTTTTCAGAATCTTTAGGACCGAACTCATTAAATAAATGCGTATCTC